AAAAATAATAAAGGTAATGTCACACACATACCTACAAGATCTTTTGGATTTCAAATTTTAGGTTTTGGTTCTGGTGGAGCTGTTGATGAATACATTACAGCTACTGGTGGAACAATCACAACTGATGGTGATTTTAAAATTCACGTTTTCACAAGTGATGCCACTTTTGCAGTTACGGCAGGTGGTGGACCAAAAGCAACAGTTGATTATTTTGTAGTTGCTGGTGGCGGTGGAGCAGGATCTGGAGGAGGTGGAGCTGGTGGTTTTAGATTATCAAATGAATACGCTCAACCTGGACCTACTATGAGTCCTGTATCTAATCCCACTGGAGTTGTTATATCTGCTGGTGATATTCCAATTACAGTTGGTGGCGGTGGACCAACTTCAGCACCAAGATCAGGTTCAAATTCAGTTTTTGATACAATTACATCTGCAGGCGGCGGAAACGCTGGAGCAGGAACATCTCCAGGAGTTGGAGGTGATGGTGGTAGCGGTGGCGGTGCGTCTGGAGAAGACGGATCACACACAGGTGGAAGTGGTAACACTCCTCCTGTTTCTCCCCCACAAGGTAATAATGGTGGTAACGGTGGCGGTGGAGCTGGAGCAACTAATAATGGTGGCGGTGGCGGCGGAGGTTCTGGAGCTAACGGAACTCCAGGCGGAACTGCACCTGGATCACCTGGGTCTGGAGGACCTGGAGGATCAGGATCTTTTATTGCAGATGGATTTATAGGACCATCAGCACCACAATTTGGAACACCTGGACCAGTTGGTTCAACAAGATTTTTTGGTGGTGGCGGTGGTGGAACAAAACACCCACAAGCTGGAAGTAATGGTTCTGGTGGAACTGGCGGCGGCGGAAGCGGCGGAGCTGGTGCTGGAACTGCTAACACAGGTGGCGGTGGCGGAGGAAACTTCGGTACTGGTGGACCTGGAGGATCTGGTATTGTAATATTAAGATACAGATTCCAAGACGCGTAGGATTAAATTATGGCACACTTTGCAAAACTTGATGAAAACAATATCGTACTAAACGTACACGTGGTTGCTGACTCTGATTGTCAAAAAGACGGAGTTGAAGATGAAGAAACTGGTAGACAGTTTTTACAAAAAATACATAACTGGCCTTACTGGAGACAAACATCATACAACACATACAATAACCAACATAAGTTAGGTGGCACTCCATTTAGAGGAAACTATGCAGGTATAGGAGATCAATGGGATGAAGATAATCAAATTTTTTGGTATGAAAAACCATATGCATCTTGGGTAAAAAATTTTTCAACAGCTAGTTGGGAATCGCCTATAGGTTCTGCACCAGATTTAACGTCTGAACAAGTAACACAAAACGAAAGTACTCATTGGTGGGAGTATCAATGGAACGAGTCAGATTATCAATCTGATAATTCCACAGGCTGGGTATTAGTCAATAAAAACGCGTAAATTGACTTTTAAATAAAATCCTTATAAAAAGGTGGTATGAAGAAGAAAGTTCTAGCTGAGAAGTCCTTATATTATGGTGATGTTTCAATGCCGAAAGGTTTTGAAATAAATAGAAAATCTTTAAAGCATAATGTGTTTTATTCTTTTCTTGAAGAGATGACTATTAGCGATAATCCAAAAGATTATGCACATAAAGACTATAAACTAATTTCTAATCAACCTTTAATTTGGTTAAGAGACTATCTTAGGGATCACATTAGAGTAAAATATAATTTAACTTTAGTAGAGAGATCACAGCATGCAAACATATTTAGACCTGGAGAGCAGTCCTTTTTAAGAAATCATGTGAAAGATTTAGATCTAAGAAACTCTCCTGACTACACTTTAATCTATGTGGTTGATGTAGCTAAAGACTCTTGTGATCTTGTAATCGAATATGACAACAACAAAAGAAAAGGAAATACTTGGCATATGACATTAGAGAACAATCATTTCTATATGTTTCCGTCTGACCTTAAATATTTTATATCTGAAAATAAATCCATAAAATTTAATACAATTATAACCATAAACTATGAATATATTTAATCACTTCTACTATTTTAAATCAGCAATACCACCAAGAATATGTGATATGATTATTGAGTACGGTAAATCAGAAAAAAAGAGAGAAGAATTAGCTGTTATAGGTGGCTATGGTGTAGATAGAAATGTAAATACAGATCCTTTACCAAAAGAACAAATTGATGATCTTAAGAAAACAAGAGACTCAAAGGTCGTTTGGATGAGTGATCAGTGGATATATAAAGAAATACAACCGTATATTATAATGGCAAACAAAGGAGCTGGTTGGAATTTTGATTGGGATTTTTCAGAGGCTTGTCAATTTACAATTTATAGAAAGAATCAGCACTATGATTGGCATTGTGATAGTTGGGATAAACCATACGAACAAGGCCCTCAAAAAGGTAAGATAAGAAAACTATCTGTGACTGTTTCTTTAACAGACCCTAATGAGTATAAAGGTGGAGAGCTAGAGTTTGACCTAAGAAATAAAGATCCAAATAAAGGACCTAACGTGGTAACTTGTAAAGAAATATTACCCAAAGGATCTTTAGTTGTTTTTCCAAGTTTTGTTTGGCATAGAGTAAAACCAGTAACAGAAGGCACTAGATACAGTTTAGTAATATGGAGTCTAGGTGCACCATTTAAATAAAGGAGATATATGAGTTTTGAAAAAGATAAATACATAGTAATAAAAGAGGCAATACCAAAGAAAGTTGCAGAGTTTGTTTATAATTATTTTTTAATGAAAAGACAGGTAGCTAGAACATTGTTTAATTCTAGATACATATCACAGTTTTCAGATGAGTGGGGCACATGGAAAGACCCACAAGTTCCAAACACATACTCTCATTATGCGGATGTGGCCATGGAAACTTTATTGCTAATGGTTCAAGGTGTTATGGAAAAACACACAAAATTAAAACTAAATCCTACGTATTCTTACGCTAGAATATACAAAGCTGGAGATGTATTAAAAAAACATAAAGATAGATTTAGCTGTGAAATATCTACAACTTTAAATTTAGGTGGTGATATGTGGCCTATACATCTTAGAGCTAAAAACAAAGATGTTAGAATTAATTTAAAACCTGGAGATATGCTTGTCTATAGAGGCATAGAATTAGAACACTGGAGAGAAGAGTTTCAAGGTGATAACTGTGCTCAGGTGTTTTTGCACTACAACGATGAAAAATCTAAAGATAGCAACAAAAATATATACGATACTCGTGAACATTTAGGACTACCCTCTTGGTTTAAAAAGTGATATAGATTTTAGGCTAAAAAACGGTATAATAAGTCCATGCTACAAAAAATAGGATTTGCACCTGGAATCAACAAACAAATTACAGCTACTACTGCTGAAGGGCAGTGGATAGATTGTGATAATGTCCGTTTTAGATATGGTAGTCCTGAAAAAATAGGTGGTTGGAATCAATTAGGAACAAATCATTTAACTGGAGCAGGTAGAGGTTTACACCACTTTGTAAATAGTCTGGGTAGAAAGTATGCTATTATAGGAACTAACAGAATTTTGTACGCTTTTTCTGGAGGTGTATTTTATGACATACATCCCATTAAATCTACAACAACACTTACAAGTGCTTTTAGCACGACTAATGGATCAGCAGCGGTTACACTAACTTTTTCAACAAGTCACGGTATTAATCCTGGAGATATTATATTATTAGATAATTTTTCTACAATTACAGATTCTGACTTTGGTGCTTCGGATTTTGATGACAAGAAATTTATGGTGACTACAACGCCGTCAACCACAACTTTGACTATAACGATGCCTTCAAACGAAACAGGTTCAGGAGCCACTACATCTGGTGGTATAAGAGTACAACACTACTATCCTGTAGGCTCTGCTGTCCAAGAGAGAGGTTTTGGGTGGGGTCTAGGCTCTTGGGGTGGTGAAGTAGCCGGAGCTACCACAACAACGCTAAACGGGGCTATAAATGACTCTACGACTACAATCGTATTAACTGATGCTAGTTTATTTCCAAGCACAGGAACTAATTTCATAAAGATAGGAACAGAAGAAATATCTTACACTGGTGTGTCCACAAACACTTTAACAGGTGTAACGAGAGGTGTAAGAAATACTACGGCTGCATCTCACAGTGACGGTGCTACCATAACTAACACAACTGATTTCGTTGCTTGGGGTGAGGCAGCATCTGGAGACTTAGTATTAGAACCTGGTATGTGGTCATTAGATAATTTAGGTGACAAGGCTATTTGTTTAATTCACAACAACGCGTGTTTTTCTTGGGACTCATCTTTGTCGAATGCGACTACAACTAGAGCGGCTATTATTACAGGTGCACCAACTGCATCAAGACACATGCTTGTATCTACACCAGATAGACACTTAGTGTTCTTTGGCACAGAAACCACGATAGGTGATATTGATACACAAGATGATATGTTTATAAGATTCTCTGCTATTGAAGATATTAACACTTACACACCTACAGCAACCAATGACGCTGGTACACAGAGACTGGCCGACGGATCACGGATCATGGGAGCGATTAGAGGTAGAAATGCAATCTATGTATATACAGACACATCTTTGTTTTTAATGCGTTTTGTAGGTCAACCATTTACATTTGCTTTTGAACAAGCGGGGACTAACTGTGGATTAGCTGGACAGAATGCAGTTGTTGAAGTAGATGGTGCAGCATACTGGTTATCTGAAAATGGATTTTTTAAATACGCTGGTAATTTAGAATCATTACCTTGTTTAGTAGAGGATCACGTATACGATGATATTAATTTAGCGTCAGGTAATCAAATGATATCTGCAGGTTTAAATAATTTGTTTGGTGAAATATCTTGGTTTTATCCAACCACTAACTCAGCAGTTATCAATAGAGTTGTTACATATAACTATTTTGATTCATCTCCACAAAGACCAGTTTGGACTGTGGGCACATTAGCTAGAACAATGTGGAAAGACTCTGCAGTATTTGGTAAACCCCACGCTTTAGAATATGACGCTGATACTGATACTTCTTTTGATGTTGTTGGTAATACAGAAGGTAGAACAACATATTACGAACACGAAACAGGAACTGATCAAGTTAAAGACTCTACAACTACAGCTGTAACATCCTCTATAACATCTGGAGATTTTGATATCACACAAAGAACTTTGAGAGGAACGACATCTTCAGTGCCAGATCTAAGAGGAGATGGTGAATTTATTATGAAGATTAGAAGATTTATACCAGACTTTTTATCTCAAACTGGAGATGCAAGAGTAACTTTAAATTTAAGAAATTTTTCTAATGATGCAGCAGCTAGTTCAGCACTGGGTCCATTCACTGTTACCTCTTCTACTAGTAAAGTAGATACAAGAGCTAGAGCTAGGGCTATAGCTTTAAAAGTAGAAAATACGGGGTCTGGTCAAACTTGGAAGCTAGGCACTTTTAAATTAGATGTGCAAGCGGATGGTAGAAGATAATGGCAAAAATAGTACAAGTATTAACAAGAGCTAGTAAAGAATATAAACAAGCCGTAGCTGACTCACAGGTTAGAGATCTTGATGCCGTGATTCAGAAACTAAATACAACGTTTCAAGAAGAACTTAAAAATGAGGTGGAAGCGTTTAACTTCTTTTTACAATAATGGCTAACAGTTTTATAAATAAAAAAGTAGATTTAACCACAACAGATCTTACAACTCTGTACACGGTTCCAGCAGCTACCACAGCTGTAGTCAAATCAATTCTAGTGTCTGAAGATGCCGGATCAGGAGCTAACATAACCATAACTTTGGTTGATGCTTCTAGTAATATATTTAGTTTATTTAAGACTAAAGCTATATCTTCAAACACTACAACAGAGCTTTTAACTCAGCCCCTTGTTGTTCAAGAGAATGAGATATTAAAAGTTCAAGCCTCTGACGCGAACGAGCTGCACGTCATAGCTTCAATACTAGAAATACAGCCGAGAGAGGTAACATCATAATGCAAACAATAAAACCAGAAAAGATCATAACGACGATATCTAACTTGAAAACAGGCGAAAAATACAATACAGACGAAGAGTGGAAGGCTAAAGGCATACCAGAATCTGAGATTAGAAGGGATGTTAAAGTAATTATGCCTTCGCTTGATTTGTTCCCTAAAACAAAGTAGTGTAGTAAAATGGCAATAACTAGATCACAAATAGCAAGACAATTATTAGCGGAAGGTGGAGCACCTAATCCTAGAAAACCTTTTCAATCGGGTGATTTAGCTGCAAGAGATGACTCTTACGGCACTTTATCTGGTGGAGAATCTCCTGCATCTACGGGAGGAGACAATGAAATGGTCTTTGACCAAAGGTTTCAAGATATAGTCACTGCACCTAAAACAGTTGGTTTTACTCGTGGATCTGATGCAGCGGAGTTTATTAAATCAAATTTAACAAAAGGTCTTGGCCTAATTACAAAGCAACCAAGGATTAATGCAACAATAGATATACTAAGAAATATTTTTCCAGACACGGGTCAAACTTTTGTTCGTGGTGTAGATAGATTTGGCACAGGCGATGAGGATGAAACAAATAGATTTAGAAATAGAATAGTTCAGCCTATGACACCAAAGCTACCATCAGACATAGAACCACAACAAAGTGATATACAAGAGTTTGTACAAAGATTTACGTTACCTGAAAGATTTAGATTATCTAACGGTGGTATAACAGGCACAGAGACAGCTATGAAAGAAGCTAGACAAGCTTACGATAAATATAAAAAATCTGGTGGCACATTAAGTTTTGATAAATTTATAGCTTTGGGTAATGAAGGCGTAGCTAAATTTTTTGCTGAGGGTGGTAGAACAGGTTTTGAAGGCTCACCAGAATTAGGTGGTCAAGGCACTCAGACCGCGGAAACATATGGAGGTTCTCCTGGGGGAGATAATGAAGGGCCACCAACAACATTTGGAGGTGGGATAACAACTAACGTAACTGGTTTTGGTCCAGGTGGTCGTCCAACCCCTGAAATATCATTTGCTCAAAAAGCAAAAGAGGCTGCAGAACTCGAAGCTTTTTTAGATGCACTGGATGAAGATGAAAAAAATAAAAATGTAAATAGCTCTCAAACAAGTGTCGATAGTATTGCTGATGCAGTATTTGATACAGGATCTTTAGGTGGCATAGCTAGAGATGCTTTAAGAGCTAAAAAGTCTAACGTGCAAAATTTAAGAGATAGATTCAACATCCCAGAAAAAGCAGACGGTGGACCAATTAGACAAGCATACGGTCTCGGTAGTTTAGTTAAAAGTATTACAAAACCAATTAAGAAAGTTTTAAAAAGCGATGTAGGTAAAGCTGCGTTAGCAGGAGCAGCTTTATATTACGGTGGTGGCGGTTTTGGAAGATTACCTGGAGGTTTTTCATTAGGTAATATTCCAGGGTACACTGCGGGAAAAAATTTATTGTTTGGAGTGCCATTTAATGCACCTGACGCTGTAACTGGTGGTGCAACGAAAGGTGGTCTACTTAATTTTTTAAAATCTCCTAAAGGAGCTATGGCAGCAATAGTTGGAACATCTGCACTAGCAGGAGCACTAACACCTAAACAAGAAGAACAAATAGATAGTTTATCAAGCAGAATATCTGACAATACAGGTATTGATGTAGAAAAAATTAGAAAAGAAGTTCAAGCAGCTTATGCCTCTGGTGATTTATCAGGATTAAGATCTAAGTATCCATTCTTAATACCCACAGAAGCAGCAAAAGCTGAGGGTGGTTTAATGAGATTAGGATATGAAGATGGCTCAAAAGATGCAGTAACACCACAAGAAATGTTTCCGGACAATATAGATTTAGATAAAATAGGACCTCGTGAAACAAAATCAAAATTAAGAAAAATGCCAGAATTTAAAGGTAAAGAAGTTAAAAAGAGAAAAGTGGCTGAGGCTGCGGAAGGCGGTCTTATGAATCTAGGTGGTAATGAAATGGATCTTAGAGGTGGTGGATTTGTGCCACTAGGAGTAGCAGAAAAGGCAGATGACGTACCTGCAAGACTATCTAAGAATGAGTTCGTATTTACAGCTGATGCGGTAAGAGCAGCAGGTGGAGGAAGTGTTGATAGAGGGGCAGATTTAATGTATAAAACAATGAAACAATTGGAAAACCAGGTAGCATAATGGGATTAATCACAAAAGGCATGGGTGCAGTATTATCAAAATTTAAAGCGAAATCTAAAAGGTTCGATCCTGCTCTTGACGCTAAACAAGAAAAAATTAAAAAGACACGTTTAAAAGCACTTGGTGTTGGTGCAGCAGGAGCTGGAATTGTAGCAACAGGCGTTGAAAAAGTTAAAAATATAATAGAAAAAGATTACGGAGAAAAATAATGGCAATAACAGAACAACGAGTATTACCTCCACAGTTTATAGAAGATCTAGCAACAGATTACGGTAAGCAGTTAACAGCATTAACAGCTCAACCTATTGATACATCTAAGATTGCACCACAAGTTGCAGCACAAGATCCTTTACAAACACAAGCAGCTACTTTAGCTCAACAAGGTATAGGTTCTTTTCAACCCTTTCTTACATCAGCACAACAAGCAGCTACAGATTTTGGAACTGGTATTGCACAAGCACAACAGCTCACGGGCACTGGAGCAGGAACGGGAGCAGGTTCTATTTCTTCTTTTATGTCGCCTTACCAACAACAAGTTATAGACACTACATTAGCGGAGTTTGATAGACAAAAACAAATAGAAGAACAAAATATTAGATCAAGACAGGCAGAGCTAGGTGTTCTTGGTGCAGGTAGATCAGGTGTTCAACTAGCTGAGTTTGGATCAGGAGCAGGTAGAGACAGAGCAGCGTTACAAGCAGGGTTATTACAACAAGGTTTTGCAGATGCTGCAAATAGAAGACAACAAGATTTATTAAATCAAAGAGCGTTAGCTGGTGATCAGTTACTGGGTGGAGAGTTTCAAACAGGACTAGCTTCATTAGTTCAAGGCTTACAAGGCAGGGATGTTAGCACTTTAGGGACATTGGGTGCTGTCCAACAAACACAGGCACAAGCTGAACTAGATGCACAAAGAGAAGCAAATAGATTAGCTGCGTTTGAACCATACGAAAGATTAGGAACATTTGGATCTGGTATTGCACAACTTATAAGTGGTTATCCTGGAAGACAAACGTTTACTTCCGTTCCAAACCCAACTCCATTACAATCAGCGTTAGGTGTAGGTTCAACATTAGCTGGTATTTACGGTAACGTTTTTGGACCAGTAAGGGTTAAAAATATATAATGAGAAGTAGAATATTAAAAAGACCAATGTTTAGAATGGGTGGTGATGTAGAAAACACAGGCATCATGGATGGTATGCGTAATAGATATGCAGAATCAGACCCACGAGGTGTACAACCTAGAAGAGACCCTGTGTTATTTTCACCGTCCTTAAATGATTTTTTAATTCAGTTTGGTTTAAACTTAGCGTCAGGCACACCAAGAGGTAATATTTTTGCAACAGCTGCAGAGGCAGCAAAAGATCCTTTTGCAGTGATGCAAGCTAAAAAAATGAGAGAAGCTGAACTTGAATCTGATAGAGAATTTAAAAGAGAATTATTACAAACAGAACAGGAAGGTGCAAAAGAAAGAGCTGAGATAGCTGCAGGTATAAAAAACTATGACACGTATTTAAAATTTGGAATCGACCAATATAACAATATGGAAAAAGCAGAAAACTATGCTAACTTTAAAACAACGGTTGAACCACAAATACCTAAAAACTTTGGTGCTACTCAATTTGCTGGTTTTATAGAACAAGATATAACTAAATCAAATGTTAAAAATAAATTTATAAAAAACAATGCTGGTAAAATAGGAAAAATTTTCTTTGATCTTAACACAAATCAACTATTTCAATTAAAAAGAATTGACAACGAAGGTAATGTTGATCTAGTTCCTACAACAATAGCAAACATTGGTGATATGGAAGGCACTACAATGCCAGAACCTACTAAAAAAGAAAAAGGATTAGGTTTTGAACAAACTGAATATCAAAAGGAAATAGCTAGAAAAACAGACGAGGCTTTAAAGAAAAGAGAAGAAGATAGAAGAAAAAAAGTATTGAAAAGTCTTGAAGATAATACTGCTTTTGATGAAGGCATTTAGGAGGCTAAATGGCGGTATTCATTCCCCTCGAAGGTCCAGAAAAAAACAGTGACGCTAGTTGGTATACATCAATAGGTGCGGGTATAGTATCAGGTTTAATCAAAACAGTTGAAGGTGTGGTATCTCTTGGTGCAGAGCTCGTGGATCTTGGAGCAGATTCAAATGTAGCTGGTGATGTAGAAAAATTTTTTGATAAAATAAATCCATTTGAAGAAATAGCAGACGATAGAGTTGTGGGTAAACTTACAGAAGCATTAGTTTCTATTGGTATACCTGGAGCTGTAGGTTTTAAAACAGCAACCAAATTAGCTGACAAAGCATTAAAAGCAAAACGAGCTGGAACTTATGCTAACTTTAAATCACAGAATGTAATGAAAGGTTTGAATAAAGCTAAATCTTTAAATAGTAGAGTAGACAAAAGATTAGGATTAAATCCTGGCACTACGACTAGGTTTCAAGCTGGAGTTTTTGGTGGTGCAGCAGGAGAAACATTTGTTGCAGATGTAGAAGAGATAGGCTCTTTCGGTGATATATTTCAAGGTGGTCCTACACAATTAGATAGAGATGAGAAAGAAGGCAGAGAGGACGCTGCTAGAAAATTAATGAACAGAGTTAAGTTTGGCTCTGAGTCTTTATTAATTACACCTTTTGTTTATGGTGCAGGTAAATCTATAAAAGCTCTTGCTAAAAGAGGCAGAGATGATGCTTATTCTAACAGTGCAATTACAAGATGGATAGATAAATATGTAGGTGGTAGTTTTAGACCTGCACAGATGTTACCAGATGAAGTATTTGAATCAGAAGTTGTAAAAGGTGGATTAAAGTCTAGAGATAGAGTTAGAGCGAAAGAATTAGTTTACAACATTACAAAAGAAGCAGATGGAATCATACCAAGAATATCAAAAGTTTTTAATAAACCACAAGAGGCACAAACAGAGTTTTATAAAAAATTAAACAATACATTGTTTGAAGGAGATCTATCTAAACCGGCTAATGGTCCTGCGGTAGATGAATTTGTTTCTCTTATGAAAAAAGCAGGAATTAAAGAGGCCGATTATCAAAACGTTATTACAAACATCACTGCTGCAAGAGGAGAGTTCTCTAATTTAATTGGTATTTTAGAAAGAAATGCAGACACACCTGGGGCTATATCTGCAGGTAAAAAAAATTTAAAAGAATTACTGCAAAACAAAGTAACTGGTTGGATAGGTAATACATATAGAGTTTTAGAAAGACCTAAATCAGGGCTGTCTAGATTGTTTCAAGACATTGATCCAACAGATGAATCATATGCAAACGCTATTAATTTATTTAGAAGATTTTTTGCAAGATCAGATAAAACTAGAAAAAAACCTTTAGAACTAATTGAAAATGAGAAAGGTCAGTTTGTTCCAAAAGGCAGTGAATACTTTGAACAAGCAAAGTACACAGTTGACGATATTATAAATCAAGCAAGATTAAAAAAGAAACCTGGACCATTGCCTGATATTACATATCAAAATAAAACGGGAGAGACATTTACAAAAAGTTTTGACAAAGCTGTTGGTAAAGGAAGTAAAACGTTTAGAA